CCATCGTTGTAGTTTCGCAAGCCTCATTTATATTTGGGGGAATATCTATGGCTCTTGCTCCCAGTCTTTTAACTCACCACAGGGCTGGTCGGTCTGTGTGTGGCTTTAGAAGGTACCTGCTGTACCTCGTTGTGAAAGAGATACTTGAGAAGTACCACTTCTACCAGCAAACGTTGCTTGCTCTGTTTGCTCAAGTTTCTTTCGTTTCTGTGAAGCCAAACCTTGGAACTGTTCTGCTTCTAATTCTGCTTGAGTAATTTCTTCTCCACCATAAATGCTTTGAAGTTTAGATACGGTTGGCTGCAATTCAGAAATCTTTGAATAACCTGCACGAGCAAGAGTTCTACTTACACCCATCTGCTCAAGTTGTTGTGCTCTTTCAGCACTAGTTGCTAAACCTGCTCTACTTGCTTCAGATGAAATCTCAGCAGCAGTTAAACGTCTCTTTAATTGAGAAGCCATATCTTGTGGTGTCTTACCAGTTAATAATGCTCTAGCAAAATCTGAAGTACCATATGTTGGGAAGTAAGTTGATAGTTGTGTTTTCAACACATCATCAGCATTCTGTACTCTGTCATAAACATCAGTAATTCTTTCAGTCACTTCAAGAATAGAAACATCCCCACCAATTAAATCAGAATATGTTTCTTGATTAGCAAGGTCTGCTAAACCAAATCTGTTAAGAACATTCTGTGCTTGCTTCTCATAAGCAATATATTCTGCAGGTGTAGGCTGTGCTGCTTTCTTACCTGCTGCAATATCTGATGCAAAGTTTTTCTTATACTTTTCTATACCAGCAAAACGTGCTTTATATTCTGGTGTATCAGCAATTGCTAAATCAACTGCTCTACTTGAATAACCTTGATTAGCAACAAGGTCAATAATTCTATCAGCAATGCCAACACCAATACCCATTGTCTCTGCTTGAGTTTTAATAAAGTCATAAACACTTTGACGTTTCTCAGCAGTTTCAGCAGCCTTGGCTGCAGTTTTTTGTGCTTCTAATTCTGCTTGACGTGCTGCTTCTGCTCTTGCTGCTGCTTGTCTATCTAACTCTGCTTGACTAGTAGTATCACCATAGTTACCAGATGGATAAAGAATTTTATTTATTTGAGCATCTAGTGCTGTAAGTTGTGCTTTAGTAGGATTAGTAGGAATCTTAACATTAATATCTCTACCTAAAGATTGAGCAAGTTGAACTCTTTGATTTAAGTATTCATTTCTAGAAGGCTTTGCCATTTAAGCGATACCTCCTGAGAATCCAAAAGTATTAGCAGTCTTTTCAAAAGCGTCTAGTATAGTATCCCAGCCTTCTTCACTGTATTGCCAACGTTTATCTTTTCTTACTTCTTTCTTAACATCATAAGCAGTTAAGTTTCTTTGTAAACCATCTTGAACTAATGGGTCGTTAAGTAACTCATCATTAAATTGAACACCTAGTGATTGAGAAACTTGATACATTAAAGGTTCAGCAATATCGTAAAGACTTGCACCTGCTTTAAATCTATCAGCATACTGTGGATACATTTGTGAAGCCATGTTTCTAAAACTTCCTAAGATATCTGCTTCACTACGAAAACCTTTAATAACTTCTGTGACATAATTTTTAAACTCTGCACCTGCAGTATCAACAGTAAAACCAAGTCTTCTAATTCCATTGTAAAGTCTTTGAGATATTTCCCCTGCTTGACCTTTAATATAATCAGGACTAAACTTAACAGAACTTAATATAGCATCTTCAACTTGTTCATCATTCCAACCAAGTAAAAGACTTTTAGTTGCTAAATCATCAACAGCATTCGCATCTAAATTACCACCAAGTTTAACACTTGCTCTTTTAACAATGTTAATCTTCTGTGTTTTAAGTTCATTAAAAGAAGGCTGGTCTTTCTTTAAACCTGTAAGCATTGCGGCTCTGGCTTGTTCACCAGTTTTCTTCCACCACTTAGAGTTTCTTAATTCTGTTTGTAAAGCAGCCTCTACTTCAGGTCCTTGTTTACCTAAATACTTTTTATAAATAGCAGCAAGTTCTGGGTCAACTAATAATGCTCTAGCAATAATGTCATTAGTAATTGATGCTTGACCTGTTGGATTACCTACAACTCCTGATGCTTCCATTGCTGCACCTTCTATATTCTGTGTTCTCAAATTTGGATTCCCTGCAAGTTGATTATTGTAAGTAGACCAATGGGTATACCCCTGTCCTGTACCCTTACTTTTCTCACGACTACTCCACAATTTATATGCTGCATCAGCATTCTTTTGTGGGTCATACAATTCTTCATTCGATTTAATCCCAAACCATTTTCTACGTTCAGGTCCCATCTTCCCAAACATATTAATTTGAAATAAACCATAAGATAAATCTTTTGTTTTTGAATCAGGATTAAAAGCATTAGGGTCGTTAGTAGATTCTAACTGTGCAATGCGAAGCATGGTAGGTATTGCACTTTCTGGAAAACCAGCATTTCTTAAATACTGTGCAATCTGTTCTTGGGTATAAGCCATTTATCTTAATCCAACATTAGCATTTTGGTTAATACTTGTTTGTAATTCATTTAGTAAACCATTAATTGAATTACTAAACATATCAACTCCACCTTGTCCCATTCCATATTCTTGGGCTTCAGGTGTATTGAAAATATATTCTTGAGCAAACTCATCTAATTGTTGTGCATTAAATCCTGGTTGAACTATTCTTGCACCAGTTTGAACAACAGGTGTAACCATATCTGGATTAGCACTTGCGTAAGCATTAGCAGATGCTATGAATGCTGTAATAGTATTATCATCTGGTGTTGCACCAACATATCTTTGATAGTTTTCAATGAATACTTGTCTAGCATCTTTAGGGTTAGGAAGATTAATAGTCTTATCACTTAGGATAGAAGAGTATGCTGCTTCACTTTCTTGTAAGTGAGAATCAAAATCAAGTAATCCTCTACCTTGTTTAGCATAACCATAGTTAAGTATTGATTGAGAACGTAATGCTGATGCTAAGGCAGTAACAAAGTAATCATCTTCCATATCTTTAACTGAAAGACTATAGGGTGCTAAGGCTGTTAGTTCTCCGCCATAAAATCCTGCTGAAACAAGTTTTTGTTTTAAAGCAGAAATACCACCTGGTTGTTTTCTAGCATTCTCTAATGCTTGTTCTAAAGCAGTCTCTGCTGATATAACATCAACAGCATCAGGAGACATTGCACCACGAGCATCAAGTCCTGGTCTAATGTAAACCATAGATTCTTTTGTTCCAGGAAGAGCGTCAGGTGCAATATAGCCAACACCTTCTGCTGTTCTAGAAAAGTTAGGACTTTGTGCAAGAAAAGACTTATTTAAAACTCTACTTACATCTTCACCAAAAGGTGTGGTATCAGGAGTTCCAGATAATGCTTCTTCTTTTTTTGCATTTAATTCTTCAATAGTTAAAAACTCTGAAGGTGCTTTATCTTCTCTTTTAAATCTATTAAGTTTAGGGTTAAGCCAAGAATCATCAACAACAACACTAACAGGTGTACTATTAACTGTTTCTATTTTAATACCAGCAGGTAATTCTTCTAAGGTGAAATAAAAGGTACCGCCACCAAATCTAGTAGTAGCAGCCTTATATTCAAATGCTTGTTTCTCTTCGTTCCATTTAAGTTTTGCCATTATTTCAACCTAGTATCTCTGCTATAGTTTTTAAGTATTGGAATAAATATTGCTTTGTTTGCTTGAGCAACAGAAGAATCAAATCTTCCTAAAGTTTCTAAATCTCTAATAGCCAAATCCCTAACCTCGCGTTTAAACTTAACACCAAAGGTTTGTTCATATCCTGCATATTGCAGTTTGGCTGCAGTAGCACTTAGAATCTCAACTGCTTTAGTTAACTTATCTCTACTCTTTGCATCCATTTTAACATTAGGGTCAGCAACTAAGAACTGTAAAGAGTTAAGCATTGCTTCTTCTTTAGCAGTACCGTACTCACCTGATTCAAGTTGTGCACGAAGTAAAGGATTTTGAATCTTTAAAATATCACGATAGTTCTTTAAACTCTCAGTGATTTGTTTACGTGCTGTGGGGTCAAAGGTTTTATTTAACGCTTCCCCTGCACGTTCTTCTAAGTCAAAGTAAAGTTGTTTATCTTCAGCAGTTCTTACATCATTTAAATATGTTTGTAAGTCTTTATTATTAATCATACCTGCTGCTTCAAACCATGCGTAAGCAGATGCACTGAAGTCACCAATAGATGGTGCTGCTAAGAATGCTACTTCACCATACTTTTCAATTAAATCTGTGTTCTTTATATACCAGTCTTTAACTTCATCAGTTTTCCTGAATGCAATATCTCTATCTTTTTCAGCACGAGATACTGTGTATACAAGTTTACCTGGGTTCTTTCCAATATAGATAGCCAATGCTTCTTCAAATGGGTCATCTATTCTTGGGTTAGGTGCCTTTAAAACATTCTCATAGATATCAAAGAACTCTTGACGAATGCTAGTAACGCCTACTTCTTGTAAGAACTTAGGTACATCTTTAGATTCTTTTAATGTAGGTGAGAATGGTACAGGTGTTAAACCTAAAAGGTTACGCATAATAACTACGTTATGTGCACCAATACGAACATTCTTAATGTATTCATATTGTTCTTCAGGTGTAGCATCTGGTGCTAAACCTCTACCATGTGCTGCATCGTAAGCAATTGCTTGATGGATAGCAGTTAATTCTTGTTTATCTTTTTCATTAGCATCAACAATCTTTAACATTCTATCTATAGATACAGGAAGAATTGCTTTACGTAATGTGATGTTATCACCGATATCACCAAGTAAAACGTTATCTATTTTGTCAGAAAGAATACGACCTGATTCACCGAATCTACCAGCGATAGCCTTAAAGATAACAACGTTGGCACCAGCAATAGGACCAGACAATGTTGGCATTGCAGCATCAGGACCAAATGATGGGTTAATCTGTGATAAACGAATAGTAAAATCACCAAACAATGGTTGGCTATATCCGCTCTTACCACCAGTTAATGTTCTAATTGGTTTATCAATTACTTGGAACATCAAATCATCCATAGGCATAAGAACATATTTTTGTCCTTGTGCATCCTCATGAACAACACCTGATGCTTCTAAACCTAAAGCAGAAAGACGCATACGCATCATTGTTCTTAATGAAACATCTTTCATTCTATAAACACGACGCATAAAGTCTTCTGTTGCACGATAGAAACGTGCACCGTTTCTTAAACTAAATGCTAGTTGGCTACGAATCTGTGGGTTATCTGCATATTTCATTACTAAGTTAGCAGAGTCTTTTGCTGCTTCTTCAGTAAAGAATCTATCTACAACATCTGTTGCAAATCTTGTTGCAGTTGCTTCTTCATAACCTAGTTTTTTGTAGTTATTTACTACTTCATTTAAGTAACCTGAGTAGTGACCATTTCTTCTAAAGCGGTCCATGTTTGCTAGGTATAATGAAAAGAATGCTGGTGTTCTATACATTGATGTGACTTGTTGGTCCATAAATTCAAACATCTTATTACCAACACGAGTCCATAATGATTCAACTGTGTCACCAACAAAGTCAACAGGTGCATAAACACCTTCAACATCCATAGTGTTCTTAGCAGTTAATGCTTTAAATTCATCAAATGTCATACTAGCAATAGTACGGCTAAAACTTCCACCTTTTTCTATTGCTCTTTGATTCAACTCATTAACAATGTTATCGTTAACTGAACTAAAGTCTGCTGTTCCGTGAATGGTTTGACGCAAATCTAGCATCATTGTTTCTAAACGGTCACGTAATACTGAGAATGGTGATGTTCCACCTGAGTATGCTGATTCAACGTCAGCATATAAATACTTCTCTAAAGCCTTTTGTTTCTTTGCTTGTTGTGGTTTTAACTTACCGTCTTTAAGCATGCTTCTATTAAGAACAATAGGGTCAGATGCTGAGTTTGGTATGAATTGTAGTGTTCTTGATGGACCAGAATAGACTACTCCCATTGCTGACATTATTTCATCAACAGCATTGTCTACATCTTGTGGTGTTTTTAACCCATTGTTACGCATTGCGTATTCAATTGGGTCATCAATGTTTAAATCAAACGCATCTTTGAAAGAGTTACGTGCACCCTTTGTGTGAAAGAAGTAATAGTGAAGGAATTGTTTTTGATTTGTACTTAAATTCTCTGCTTGTTTAATATAATCAGGAATTTGAGTATAGCCTTCTTTAGTAAATGCTTCGGTTAACTTAGAAGCAGACATAGTTACAGAACTATTAATCTTACCTCTGATACCTAACATGTTACCTGCTACGCCAGAAGCAATAGCATCACCGAATTGTGGATTATGGGTTAAGAAAGTAATAAAATCTTTCTTTTGGTCAGGTGATAATGTTCTAGTACTTATACCTGTGAAACGTTCTACTGCTAATTCTGCTATTTCTTTACGTGCACCAAGTATTTGTTCATTCTTTGTAAGACTTACATCCTCAAAGAACTTATTAAAGATAGCAACTGTTTCTGTTTCACTAAGTAAATCAGGAATTTTTTGTAATTTCTCTGCAGATAATGAAATACCAGTAGCACTTCTTGTGGCTGCACTACGAATCTTTGAACCAGCAAGACCTTTTAGTGAAAAAAAGTTATACAATGCTTCTTTAGGTGCATAGTTAACAAAGAAAAATAATTCGTCAACTGTTGCTCTTACACCAAGTTTAGGAAAAAGGGTTAATACGCTCCATGCGTTTGTAAACTCTGTAGCAAATTTACCATTAACAATAGGTGAAAGGTTTCTTAAAATGTATTTAGGGTCTTTATTAGTAATTGTTTGTGAAACAAGTTCACTGATTCCACGCCAATCAAGGTTACCAATAGTATTTGAGTAACCATTTGGTTGGGTAGGACCTTCTTTAATTAAAAATTTTCTACCATTCTCTTCAACAATCTTACCAAGATTGGTTGATGTTGGTACAAAATCTGCTGCAACTTCAATTCTGTTAGAAATAGAACCAATAAACTTTTGGTCAAGAATAGTATTAATGATATCTACACCTTTAGGGGTAGCACCTAAACCACTTGCTGTTAAAACATCAGTCATCAAACCACGTAGTAAAGCAATACGTTCTGCTTGATTAGAATCAATGAATCTTTGTGTTAAAGCACCAGCAAGATTCTTAGGTAAAACAATTCTAGATAGTTCATTAAATGTTGTTGATGATTCTAAAACCATATCATCAGTAATATAAATTGGTTTATCTAAAGGATGACGTGAAGCAAATCTAGAAATCTTACCTTTAATAGTATTTAATGCTTTTTCTGCTTCAACGAAAGCAGGATTAGTTTCACGTAAACCTTTTAACACTTGTGCTGCTTGAGTTATATCCTCACCTGTTTGAATATAACCTTCAGCAATTTTACTTAAAGCAATATCAGTCTTTTCAATATTCTTGGCTGGATTAAAAATTGAACTAACCATTGAACGTGCAGTACGGTTAACAACAGATAAACGATTAGCAGTTGCTACTTGGTTACTACGATAGTACTGCATTGAATCAGTTCTACCATTAATTAACTTTCCACCATGTTCGTAACTTGAAAAGAAACTCTTAGCAGTATCAGCATCTTTGACACCGTTTTTAACTAACTCGTCAACAATTGCTGGGTTGTTGTATTCTGGAAACTTTAAAGCAATCTCATCACGAATGTTTGCTTTTTCAGCATCGGATGTTGCACGACCAAGGTCATCAAGTAAAGGACCAAAGTTGTTCCAATATCTTACAACTTGTTTACCAAATCTTTTATTTTCAAATACTGCTTTAACACCTAATGAGCCGCCACCCATTTCGTCATAAATCTTTGCTAACTTAGCACCTGCTTTTAATGCAGGACCAAAACCTAAAGTAGCGTAAGTTAAAGGGTCAGCAAGTATTTGGTAGGTTGCATCAAATACACCTGATGCTCTGTCAAATGATTTTTCTGCAGCAGTTTGCATACCTGGTGTAGGTCCACCAAAGAAACCACGTGCAATATCACGACCAACAGAAGCCTGTGTTCTTTTATAATCTGAAAGAATATCCTGAAACTGTGCAGGATTTTCTGACATAAAGTTTAAAGCAAATTCTAATTCAGGGTCTATTCCACCATGGTCTTCAATTACTTCACCAGGTGTCATACCTGAAACAATGCCTTTGGCTAAAACACTAATGCCTTTTCCGTATGCTTCATCAAGAGTTGCTGTTGCACCTTTGTCAAATATTTTGGTGCCGTCCCAATCGTCACGCCAAATTTTCCAAAGTTGTGAAGTGTCATCACCTTGCATCTTTCCTTTAACAGCAAGGTATGGCAAAGAGATAGCACGGCTGTATGTTTCTAATGCTTTGAATCCTGCTTTAAATGGGCTTTGTGCTAACTTCAAAGCATCAGCGATAAGGTCACCAGCAGTCCAATCTTTTGGACGAGCCATGTAATTTGCTTGAAAGTTATCGGTAAGCATTTGTTGGATAACTGGGTCAAGTTTGTTGTAAGTATCAAAGGCTACTTTGTCATCTTTAATGTCAAGTAGTTCACGATGCTTTGCATATAACTTATCCCAAGTTCTGATTTGTTTTAAATCAGTGCCTTGTAAACCTGCTTTGTATCCAGCAACAGCAAGTTCAGGATTAGTAACAGGTACTAATTCACTCCATGAAGTTGCCACTAATTACCTCTGTCGTTTAAGAAATTATATATTGCAGATATTTCGCCTGTTTCATCAAAAGGAATAAGTTCTTCAACAATTGATTTTAAAGTTTTTTGTTGCGGAGTAGGCAGGGTTAAAACATCACTTCCTGGACCTGCACCATAATCAACACCAGCAGTCAAAGGCTCATTAGGTTTTTGAGTCATTGCTGTTAAAGGAGTAACAGGTCTTGCAGCAGCAACTGCTTGCATTGCATTCATAGATGGTTGAGGTGTTTGACCTGCCATTGCTGCACCTTGTTGAAGACCCATAAGTTCTTGACCTTCACCATACGAACCACCAGACATATATCTAGTTGGTTGTGCTGAAGTATTTAAATCTGTTCTTTCAGATAATTGTCCAGGACCAGATACTTGTTCAGCCATTTATTGACCTGCCATCTGTGCCATCAATGCGGCAATATCTGGAGGGGCTCCAGCAGGGCTACCAGCGGGAGCACTAGGAGGGGACGGTTGTGCTACAGCCTGCTGTGAAGGGGTAGCCTCTGCTGGAGTAGGTTGTTCTAATTCTTCTGGAGAGAATGCTTCTTTTACAGCATCTTCAATGGAAACACCACCGCGACGCTTCTCGATTATGTCAGCAAATTTACCTAGAAGAGTTGAAACATCTTGTCCTGTTGCAATCATTTCAGGGATTGCACCAGCAGCAGCATTAACTGCACGATTCAAATTGTCACGCATCTTTTGAATATCAATGCGTTCTTGTTCTTTAGAAACATTCAATGACCATGGTAGTTCACTCATAACAAATTCACGTGAAACTAAATCTCCACCCATTGCTTGCAATGAGAAGATAAGAGCACGAGATGGGTCAAGACCTGCCATTAAACCATAACGAACTTCTACAGTGTAGTCACCTTTAATGTCTTTAGCAGGATTGTATTTAAGTTCATAAGGTGAACCATCATTGTATCCGCGAACGTTCTTATCGAATGGGAAAATCTTTTCATCAACACGTAAGCAAAGAGAAATAACATCTTCAAATGTTTGTGCAAGTACTTGTTGTCCTGCTTTGATTTGAGAATCAAATGCACCTAATAACGCCTGGACGCCTTGTCCAGTAATGATGCTGGCATCAATATTGCCTGTGCGACCTTCTGGATATCTAGCACCCAGACGCATTTCCTGTTGCAACACTGCTTGTTCAGTAAATGCTGCATTCGGTAACTCTAAACCGACTCTTCGGATTTGTTGAGGGTTTTGACTTCTCAACACTGCATCTGGACCGAATGCTAATTCTTGAACATCGTTAGGCAATGCCAACGGAGCCTGAACAGATTTCTCTGCTGCTTCTAAAGCAAGAAGGGAGAAACGTGCACGTGCGAGTTGTACCCAAACAACATCATCAAACTGTCCACGTGGTTCTTCATCAATACTTGGACGTCTTGCTACACGTACTAACATTTCACCTAAAGGATTAGGTGTGCGTTTTAAAACTAAATTCTGTCTTTGTGGAACATACAAAACAACTTGGTCATCATCTTCATAGCGAATCATTTCTAACAATGCATACATGTCAGTGTTTTCGCGACCTTGTGGACCAACAAGTTGTGATTCGTATTCTGGGAACTCTGCAACTAACTCTGCAATAGTTTTAACATATCTACGTGAATAAGAAGTTATACGACCAAAACGGTCAAACTCTGGATATGCACCTAGAGGATTGTCGACACGGATGCGGGGCTGATTATCTTTAACATCTAATTCTATTACGATTGGCAAAAAGCCATATGTAAGAAACCAATCAGCCCCTGTATACATCTGTGTCTGCAAGCGTGAGGACTGAACATAAAAGTTCGCAATCATGCTGCGTTTCTCTGCCTGTGCTTTAGCACGGTCAGAAGTTGTGTTAACAGTATTACAATTAAAAGAAGGAAGAGGTGCAAGCACTTCTGCTAAATCGCGTGCAGCAACATCAATGAAGTTAGCAATCATTGGTGAAGGCATACCTTCAGGGAAAAAGTCAGGGTAAACATTTGAGATTTCACCACGACGCACTGACAAAACATTTGCCATACGTGTATCACGGTCTTGGTTGCGACGCTTTAACGCCTCAACCTTATCTGCTATTTGTTGCACATCAAGTGCCATTCAAACTCCTATAAGTATGCTTCAGAATATTGTGCTGCAGCAAGGTCATCTAGATTAATTGTTCCTCTATTACGTATACCAGCCTTAGTTGCATACCTGTTATACGAATGTGATTGAGCAAACCCAGATTGTTGGATTAACTCTTTAACTCTAATTTCACAAAACCATAAAGCCATCACACAGTCAGTTGCTTGTGATTTCTTTACACCTGGAGACCAGGTAAGTAATTGATTTACTAAAGCCTTAACATGCTCATTTCCTTCTGCTGAAGGAAGTTCAATCATATTGTCATCTTGGTGTTTACCATCACGTTCACTACCAAACAAGGCAGCCATAGATGCTACACCAAAGTCAACATCCCATTTGTTTTTACCAGTGAAATGAGAACGGAACTGAATCCCTCTATTTGTTAACCACTGGTTTAATTCTTCATCTAACGCATACGCTTTCTGGTGTGCGTTAATCTCAACACGCATTTCCTGCGGGTGATACTTGTTAACCCAATCTTCCATCAAAGCACGAACCTTTTGAGGGTTAGGGTCAACCATGTTATAAACATCCAACACATAACGCATATGTGTTCTACGGTCATAAGCCAACATAACTGCGGCAGTCTTACCAGTCATAGCAGGGTCAATACCCATGATGGTGTAGAAGTCCCCATCTTTAGGGTGCCCAGGAAGTTTATTATTAATAATACCTGTGCGTCTCATACCATTAGTAGAAGCCTGCACACAAGAAGGTTTGAAGATAGAATCTTCTTGAATATCTTGTTGCTGATAAACCAATGCCCAAGTACTAGGAGTAACTTCACCACGCCTACGGTACAGGGCTGGACCGTCCCACTTAGAATACAAACCATTCTCATCAGGTTCTTTCTTAGTACCTGACTTCTGGTCAGTCTTAGCCCACAAAGTAACCCAATCCTTTGGGTCCTCCGAGGTTTCTAAAACTGCTGGCATAGAAAAATAAGTGAAAGGAGATTTACCATTAGACCAATGCTTAGGGTTACGAATCTCCCTATACAAATCTGTGGCAGCAAACCTAGTACCAACAATTAACAAAACACCCTCGTCGTCAAGACGAGTAACAACTTCTTTCTGAATCCACTCTAACTGTTTAGCCCACTCATGGGCATTAGCCCCAGTTACACAGTCATCAAGAATTATCAAGTTAGCACGAGCACCATACACTTGACCACCAATACCAAGAGCCTGAACCGTAGGGTCCTTCTCGGTAGAAGTACGAGACAACGTAATAGCGTTGGCTTTCCAAGAATCAGCATCCTCACGCCACCCACCAGGAGGGGCATAGGTTGCCTGCAACTTAGCCCACATAGGATGAGTCAAACGTTGCTTAATAGAATAAACAAACTCCTGAGCCTTAGTCAGGGTTTTGGAAATAACAATAATACGAGTATTGTCAGGGTCCTTACAAATCTTATAAGTTGAATAATTCACAGTAATGGTAGTTGACTTAGCATGCTCAGGTGGCACGTTAATCAACAACCTTGTAGGGTCAGCAGGTTCATACACCATGCTAGGGTGAAGCCAAGAAGGCTCACGTCCCTCCAACACATCAACCCAATTTTGTTGATGGGGGAAAATACGGCTGTTCAAAAATTTTTCAGAAAATTCAGAAAACTCAATCTGATACTTATCACCAGATAAATCTTTAGAAGCCCCAAGTTCCTTGGCTTCCTCAAGTTTACGAGCAAACCCAGGGTCACGAGACATCCATTGGCGTAGGGTAACAGGTTGACGCCCCACAAGCCCAATCGCTTGCTGAACCCCTACACCCTCAGAAACATACTGAAGGACTAACCTTTTAGCCTCCACAGAATCCGTGGCATTCTGGTGCTCCTTACCCTTTTGGAACCCCATACCTACACCTATCCGTAACTCTAGAATACTACACTCTGTAACAGTACAGAACAGTATATTTAAAGCCCTTAAAGGCTTTAAATATCTATTTACAGTTACAGATGAGGGGATAGTATTTATCCCCTCATATATATACTAATCCGTCCAAAATACAAAAGCGGACAACTCTTAACCAAATCGTTATAAAACAAACCAAAAAACAACAAAAACAGACTATCACACCGTAACAAAAAAATATAGTGGGTGTTTCATATACAGAGTGGAGTCAGATTTAAACACTCTGGGGTCCGTTGCAGACTGCCTGCGACGTACCAGTGTCACATCTGACCACTCCTGTTTGGGACCTCAGTCTGCACTAACAGGACGCCAACCAGTTCTGACTGTTCTGTTGCAGTTGGTAACTTTCTTAACAATCAAACTGGATACCTTTCTGTTGTTCTCGTTTGCTGGGTACCCAAATGGAAAGGTGGTTGGCTGGGCGTTGCTCTGAACGTTTCTGTTGCGTATCGTTCAGACTCGCAAAACGTCCACCTTGGCGTCCTGTTGGGTCAGGCAACTCAACATGCCACCCAACACTTGAAGCCTGCCCAAAGACTGGAACGTTATCGTGTCATGGGCAATCATGTCCACGGTTCCAACTTCGCGTCCTTTGGGCGTTGATACTGGAACAAGGTTTTTTACCATATCAACTCGCTCATAATGCAATTAAGCGTTTGCTTCGTCGTTCCTTTCATAGAGCGAGGTTTCACGTCGAGTGCGTGGCCAATTGCAACGCGTACCTCCTTCGTCGGCAATCGGTGCGTTGAACTGCATGATTTACACCACACCTCTGTCTCGGCTGGTAAAGCATCGCCGAGCCAAAGCGAGGCATGCTGTAAATCACGCAGCCCACACCGCACGCGATTGGCGTTGCGTCATGGCACGCCTCGACAAGATGTGAAAACCTCGCTCTATTAGAAAGGAAACGATGATGCAAACAATTGCATATGAGCGTGTTGAAGTAAAAAACCTTGAGAGTATCAAACGCTCCAAGGACGGCGAAGTTATTGGAACTCGCGGACTGATGATTGTCCGTGACGACGATAACAAGTTCCAATGGTCAGGCTTCTTCGTATGTTGGGGTGGCAATGTTTTCGGAGTTGCCAAAGACACCAACGAGGACGCTACAGGTGGCAATGTTTTGTTTGAGTCTGAAGATGACGCTAACAGAAACAGAGCCGTACGCCCTGCCAACCATCTCTTTACCATTAAGGGATACCACAGCAAACGATTGAACAACAAGAAATGGTATGACCAGTTTGTTGTTCAAGAAGTTGTTGCTTAACAGAACAGATTCAGAACTGCTACTGGCGTCTGTCGGTAGCAGTTACTGATGTCCTACAAAAAGGAGATTGTATGTTAGTTAGTAAAGAGGAATATTGGGATAAATGTATGGACAACGATAAGTTTGATGCTTATTGTTGTATTTGTAGTGGTCCTTGGTTTGTTACTAATTTGAGGGTAGTTTTTTGTTTGATTAGTAATAGACCTGAGTTTGTTTGTAGTAATGGTTGTACTGATGAGTTTGATGAAAGGTTTATTGAGATTGGAGATTATAAGTGAAGAAGTATAACAAGTGCAGTGTATGTAATGTTGATGTGGATTTTGATGAAGAGGGTGGACATATATATCCAGATGGTGTAGTGGTATGTGCTGATTGTTTGGAGATTGAATGATGAAAAGTAATTTGAAATGGTTTGCTTGGAGTATGTTATTTGTAGGTTTAATGGTGTTAGCAGATGTAGTTAGTAGGTGGTATTGATATGTGGGTACAAGAAATTATTTGTACTGACAACGATGAGTCTTTCATGTGTGATAGGTGTGGAATCCTACACCCATGGAAGATGTTGGACAACAACTACTGGATTCAAGGGTGGTTGTATGCATGTAAAAGAAAAGGAGAAAACAAATGAGTAATAAAAGTGGTATTGCTATGGCTCAGTTAGATTATGAGGATAGCCAATCCATGCATGAGGTTGAGACTGACCTTGAAGAGGTCATCGCAACCAGCGTGGAAGACAACAGCAAGTGGATGTATGACACATTCCTCATGCGTTGGGTGTGTATTGAGAAACAGTTTGTTGAAACAAGAAGTCATGATAGTCGTGTTCTTGCATCAGATAAATACTATGCAGGTTACAGACTGGAGGACAGTCCAGAGTTTCTTGGTATGTCAGACGACTTGGATAGCCTTGATGATGTGAAGAATCTAAGGCTATGTCCAAGTTGTCATTTGTATGTGTCCAAGAATCTTAAAGAGTGTGACTATTGCAACTAGCAATGGTCATAGCAAGCCTTGCTACACACTGTGATAGCAAGGCTTGCCTATACAAAGGAGGAATGCAGTGAGTTTAGATAAAGAATGGTTGTTGTTAAGTAGGATTCGCAATAACATTCAGACAATGTCTGAGATTATGGATGCGACACCTGTTTGGAATGATGATTTGGATGCTGATTATGGTCCAAATGATATTGATGCATGTCTTGGATTGGCTGGACTACAACTAGTTCGTGCGTTGCATAACATTAATGCACGCATGGATGAGATTGCCCAGATTAAACAAGAAGAGTGGCGTGAGATTGGTCAAGCAGAAATGGATGCTGCCAGATGATGCAGCATAAATTTGTTGACAGTATTGATATGGGTGGTGGTGTGCGTGCCAACTATAAGTCCCAGTATTGGGATGGCACCAAGTACATTGCCACCTATGTGATTACTAAATCACCTTTCACTTGGCAGGTTAATGATGAGTTGTATATCAATAGTCCTGTCTATGATTTTGTGGATGACATCAATGAGTGGAATGATTGATGTATTGGGGTGACTATCTTGCAATAGGTATATGCATCTTTATGTGGGGTGTGTTTGCAGGGATGTGGATTGATAGACAATGACATCTGCATCTTGTACTAGATGTAATGCTGAAACTGTTTCAGATGGACATCAAGAAGTAGTGCTGTGTTACGACTGTGGCATGGCTGAAATCCAATGGTGGGAGGACAACAATGGATAGACAAGTAGTAAGCAGGATAGATGTACCAATGCCTTTTCCTTTTGATACATCTGAACAACAGGCTCAGGCTATGTTGAATTATTTTACGCACCGTTTTGCTAGTGAAGATGGTGACATTAGATGCATTGAGTGTGATTGTAGGACCACACACAAGGCTGCTCTTTATCCGTGTGGTGAAGAGCCACCACGTATGACAAGAATTATTTATTCTGATGGAACTAAGGAGGAAGTACCCAATGTCAGATGAGAAGACAATAGATTTAACTATTGATTATCGTGCTGTTGCCACATACTTTTTTTGTAATGTGGTTGACAGAGTACGCACTAGGGAGGACGACTACAGGTGGGGTAAGGAAGATGCTTGTGAGTTGTTGATGTCTGCTTCAGATATATTCCGTCAATTATCTGATGATGAATGGACTGAAGTTAAAGCCACATTAAAGGAAAGGTATAAAGGTAAATGAGTAAAGAGTTAACTGATGCACAAAAGATTACAAGATTGCGTAGCAATCTTGCTACAAGAGCAGCACATACTATTAAAAACAAATACATTGATGAGTATCAAGAAGTGTATTATAGTTTGCTAGAGGAGTATGGGCTTGCACCTAGTACAAAGGTTAAGCACATGCAAGTGTTGTGGAATGAGAACAAGAAGTTGAAAGAGTTGCTTAAGGAAAAGGGTCATGAGTGGAATTATCCTAAGCCTAAAGAACAAGAAGACAACAATGACTGATAAATGTAATTGTCATCATTGGGTATGTGGTTGCAACTTTACAGTTGGGCATGATTCAAATTGTAAGGACAGCAATGAGTAGATTGAACGTGGACATTGATACTGCACGTAAGAATCTGAACAGTCATGACTGGAAGGCTGTTGACATGCATGATTCTTTGTGCCAGAAATGTAATGGTTCCATACTTAATGTCACGTTAGTGTTTGCATGTGAGGAGTTGCTTAATGCTAAAGACATGGCGTAGTTGGTATGGGTACAAGGAGAAAGAGGATGTACCTGAACCACCTAGTGATTATGGTTGGGTTACTGAATGGGAAGAACAAGATAAATAAATTTCTGGTTCGCAATGATACACGAGTAAGAGTACCGTAGTCGGTGCCACCAGATTAGTTGATGATATCTAAGGCAATAACACACAACTTTTCCCCTGTGTGTTAGGGAAACCATACTAGCAATGTCATCAACAAGCCCTGCCTAGTACACGCTAGGCAGGGCTTTACCAATTAGAAGGAGGAAGTATGGCAAGTAAAGGAATAAATATCAAGATATATAGAACAAAACTCTTGACTGCTTTAAAGGATAAGTTAAGTGAAGTGCATAGCAATCAAGCACTTTACGAAGCAGCAGTTAAAACACACGAAGATAACTGGAAAGATTATCAAGAAGCAGTTAAGAAGATTGCTCTTAAAAATCTTGACCTAGTTACTGATGTGGTTAAAAGTAGATGGCAATCTGATAACACTGTTACTGTGTTTGAGATAACAGTAAAAGTTGACAACGATAAGTTGCCAAAAGAACCAGTCGAACCAACACCTCCTTACAAAGGTGGTCGTGGTTACGGCAGGAACTATGTCAGCCATGACTATGAAGATATTGTTGCTGACATGAGCAATGCTATTCGTATGCTTGAGATGTCTGATGAAGAAGTTATTTCGACAGCAACTTATGCAAGCGTAGCAAAGTATCTGTAATGGGTGCTGAACTACAAGCAAAGTTAGATGCCATAGCACTAGAACTAGAGCCAGTGCTATGGCAAATACTAAAAGAAATAGAGGAGGAATAAGTGCATAATCTAGAACAGATAAACGGTGAGACAGCATTCGTTGCTTACCGTAAACCAGGATGGCATGGACTAGGACAAGTAGTTGAAGAAGAACTAACTGCCGAGTCTGCTATCAAGAAAGCAATGCTTGATTGGGAAGTAGAACTACATCCCTTGTATTCAAGTGTGATGAGTGCAGATGGTGTTGAAGTTGTACCTGTTGAGGACAAGTTCGCAGTCATCCGTAAACATCCAATGCTTGGTGAGCGTGACGCATTAGGTGTAGTAGGTACCAGATACACACCTATTCAAAACAAGGAAGTGTTTAACTTTCTTGATGCGTTAGTTGATAGTGGTTCATCATATGAAACTGCTGGTTCCATTGATGGTGGTCGCAAAGTATTTATTACTATGCGTATGCCTAATGGAATCCTTGTTGATGGCAACGATAAATCAGATATGTATATCTTTGCTACCACATCACATGATGGTTCATTCAGTATGAATGTTTCACTAACTGCAGTACGTGTGGTATGTCAAAACACTTGGCGTATGGCACGTCGTGCATCACAGTACAAACACACCATCAGACATACTGCTAACAGTAATAAGTCTATTGCTCAAGCACGTGATGTTATGAAGTTATCATTTGAGTATGGTGGTTTCTTACAAGAACAAGCAGACAAGTTAGTTAACACTGTTGTGCATTCGCATGACATTGATAACTTCTTATCTCATTTGTTTCCTATCCCAGCAGATATTGCTGGTGCTATGGGTAAGCGACCATTAGAAAAGAATGAGTTGAAAGTTATTACAATGCTGGATAACAAGAAGGATACAATTAAAAACTTGTATCACAATTCTCCAGGTCAACAGATGCTAGACAATAATGCTTGGCGTTTGTTCAACTCTGTTACTGAATATGCTGACTACTATTCAGCAGTACGTGGTAGTGATACTCGTCGTGCTGAACGTGTGGTGTTAGCAGAAGGTGAAGTGTTGAAAGACAGAGCATTGGATTTGTTGTTGCAATGAACAACGAAATGTGGTGTATCTTTTGCAAAGGCTTAGGCTACATCACTATCAATTGGCAAGTAAAAGATATAAGCGTCGTGTGCCCAACCTGCAGAGGTAAGGGCACACTCGCTCTAAGAAAAGGAGATATACAAATGTCAGAAGAAGAAGTAGTAAGAGCAACGGTTACATTTGATGGACCGTTAAATGATTTACAACAAAAGATAAATCAGTATGAAACAACAATAAAAGAACAAGCAGAACGGTTAGATAAAAGACTAGGTGATATCAGTAAAATACAAGTAGCAGTTCATAACTTTTTTGCTGAACAGTTTAGTGATGGTGAAGAAGAAGTAACTATTCATCGTGATGAAGCCAACGAGTTGCTTGGTGAAATAGATGCTGACCTATTGCAACAAGAGTTCGAAGGTCGTGTGACTATTGCTTTCACATTCACTGTTAAAGCAGACTCAGTAGAAGAAGCAGAAGATAAAGTCAAGAACGCTGTCGGTGGTCTTGAATACTCAATTGATTCTGATGCTGATGATGAATACTCAGAAGAAAGTATTGAGGTTGAGTTCTAGTCTACCCAGACTGAGACGCAACAACGATAGAAAAACTGCAACACTATCCACGCCAGATGGTAAGAGACCATTAATAGCAAATACTTTTGGTCTCCCATCTGGCAAATCTTTTTCTTGTCCGAATGCGACATCAGTCTGTCAGAAAATATGTTATGCAGGTAAGTTAGAGAAAGTATTTAAAAGCACCAGAGAACTATTGCTTGCCAATTGGGATGCTGTACAAAATAAAAGCATACAAGAACTAACATCAATGATTCAGTTTATGATTGATGATTTCATTTGGGAATGCAACAAGTACAATGCTGCTAAATATTTTCGTATACATTGGGATGGTGATTTCTTTTCCTATGCATACACTATTGCCTGGAAGAATGTGATAATAAATAATCCAGAGGTACAGTTCTGGGTATACACAAGGGTACCTAGTGCAGCAGAAATGTTAAACAAGATTCCTAATCTTAGTTTATATTTCTCTGCTGACAAGGACAACGAAGAGCAAGCAAGACAACTATGGCAACAGCATCAGATTAAGTTAGCCTATTTGTCTGACACTTTTGATGAAGCAAAGGATGCGTTGATAGATATAACAGGTAAACCTGGTGCGTCTTGCCCTGAGCAAACACGCCAGATTCCTTTAATATCTAAAGACGGAGGAGCCTGCTACACTTGTGGGCTATGTACAGAAAACAAAGCAAACATAAGGTTTGCAATCAGCAAGAAGTAAATGACACGCAAGCGGGGTCTTCCTCCTTTCTCTCCGCTTGCACCACCAAATGGTGAATATAGGGGACGAAAAGGTCCCTGAACATGTTAGTTATTCCAGCCTCATGGATTGGTTAAGTTGTGGCTGGATGTACTACTTATCCAGAATTAAACTAGTAAAAGAAACCCCAGCATGGTGGTTATATGGTGGCACTGCTGTTCATAGAGCCACAGAAATCTGGGACTTAGACAAGTGGAAAGACAACAACAAATGAATGAGATAGAAAGTTATTGGCGTTCCGCTTGGGATAATACTGAAGTAGAGTTCCGTCAAAGATTAGGAGACGATGGGTTTGCCCAACCATTTAGGTCGGCAAACCCACGTCGACCAGAAGATAAAGCATGGTGGTACCAGAATGGTATTGAAATGTTTAAGAACTGGATTGACTGGAGAGAACGTGAGCAATGGGCTATATGGACATTGCCAAGTGGTGAGCCAGCAATTGAATTAACTATGAACATAGAACTAGATGGTGTCAAAGTTAAGATGACACTTGATAGGGTTATGGTCACACCAACAGGTGAGTTAATTGTTGTTGATGTGAAGACTGGTTCAAGGACACCGACCAGTACTTTACAACTAGGATTCTATGCAGTTGGCATAGAAGTACTACATGGAGTAAGACCTCAACTTGGTGCTTATTGGATGGCACGCAAGAAGGATGTGACTCCACCAGTTAGCCTTGACTTTTACACAGTAGAGAGGTTAACTAAACTAGTAGGTGACTTTGACAGAGCGAGGAAGAATAAAATATTCATGCCAAACTTTAGTCATTGTAATCTATGCGGATATAAAAACAGTTGCGATTGGTATGAGAAAAAGGAAGGACTAGGATAATGTCCGAATCTAAAATACAGGTAAGTTTCAAACTACCTAATGGAACTATTCCACTATTCCGTGGTGATAGTACAGAGGAAGTTGAAACATTAATTACAGCAGCAGTTACTTCTGAAACCTTCGTCGGAACTTTAGAAGCATTTGCTGAAGCAGCAGGTATTGGTAAAGCACCAAGTGCACCACAACCTGTGTTTCAAAATCAACATGCAGTAGCAAATGTTGCTGCAGCGTTGGGTGGAACTGTCATAAGTGAAACATCAACAGGTCCATTTAAGACTTGTTTGCATGGTCGTATGACAGCAATGCAAGGAGTATCTAAATTCCAAGCAGGTGAAATATACAAATCTTATATGTGTCCTGCACCTAAAGGTGCATTGGATAAGTGTAAGAGTATCTCACTTAGAAAAGGTACACCAGAATGGGAAGCATTCGTACCTGATAAGTTAGCGAAGTAATGCGTACATTACTTCGTGCAATAAACGGTAAAGATGTTGGGGGAGAACCACTCCCTCAGCATTTCCGTTCCTTCCAACAAGCAGATATTATTTTGCGACGAGCAGAATTAAATCTGATTGCTGGAACCCCAGGTGCAGGTAAATCCAGTATCGCATTAGCGTTAGCAGTACAAACTAAAGTACCAACTTTATACATATCTGCTGATACTAATGCTCATACAATGGGTATGAGACTGTTATCTATGGCAACAGGTGTTACTCAGAATCATGCAGAACAAATGATTAAAAGCAATGACCAAAGAGTAGACCAAGTTATGAAACAGTTTGAAAACTTACACTGGGGATTTGATGCAACACCAACATTGAATGACATTGACGAGTTAGTGATGGCGTTTGAAACCAAATGGGGTCAACCACCTGAACTAATAGTTGTTGACAACTTGATGGATGTTGCAATGGATGGACACGAAGAGTTCTCTGGCATGCGTTCAGCAATGAAAGAATTGAAGTACCTTGCTAGAGATACAAACGCCTGCATCCTTGTTTTGCATCACACAAAAGAAGGATTCATAGGCACACCATGTCAACCAAGGTCAGCAGTCCAAGGTATGGTCAATCAGATACCTGCATTGATTCTTACAATTGGACAAGAGATTATTGGTGACAGTACATATCTGTGTGTTGCACCTGTAAAGAACAGGTACGGCAAGGCTGATGCAACAGGTGGCTCATTTGTAATGTTGTCATTTGACCCATCAACCATGCAGTTAAAAGATGTACACACAAACGACTAAAGAAAAGCGGAGATAAGATAATGGCATTACCATTTATAGTAGTAAACGGACGTCTAACAGAAGACGTACAAGTTAAACAAGTCAACAATGATACTGTAATGAATTACAGAATTGCTGCTAATCAAAGAAAGAAAGATGAAGCAACAGGTGAATGGGTTGACGCCAACACCACATACTTGGACGGAAGTATTTGGGGTAAGGCAGCAGAGAATGCTAAGTCATTTAAAAAAGGTGACTCAGTTATTATTACTGGTGAACTTAAACAACGTTCATATGAAAACAATGAAGGTCAGAAAAGAACAGTATACGAAATTGCAACAGACACTATTGGTCTAGCAGTTAAGAGATACTAATGACAACCCCAAGCAAGCGTAAAGGTTCTAAAGCAGAACTAGATGTTGTTAAATACTTACAGACCCAAGGCTGGAAGTATGCTGAACGTCGCCTTGCTGGGGACAGAAACGACAAAGGCGATATCGCTGGAGTTAATGGTGTTTGTTTTGAAATAAAAAACAGAGCCAAGATGGACCTTGCTGGATGGGTAGAAGAAATGCTAATAGAAACTGTGAATGCTAAAGCAGACACAGGTGTAGTAGTTCATAAGAGGAAAGGCAAATCAGATGTTGGACAGTGGTACGCCACATTAACATTTGAAATGTACACTCAACTACTCATCCAAGCAGGATATAAATAATTGAAATTCCCCATTAAAGATGTATTGCTTTACTACAAAGGTAAAGTACCACGTGATGGTTTCGGTTGGAAGAAAATGAAATGTTGCTTCCATGATGATAGCCACGCATCAGGACAAGTAAACTTTAATGATGAATACTATATGTGCTTTGCTTGTGGTATTAAAGGTGATGCCATAGACTTAATCAAATACAAAGAAGGGTTAGATTATGCCAAGGCTGTCGAGTTCGCAGAAACAATTCTTAATCAGAGCGGCACAGACCTACGCAAAACACGTAGACAAAGCGTCAAGTTATTTGGAAGAGAGAGGACTGTCCCTAGAGGAAGTAAGTCCGTTCCATCTGGGCGTCGTGGAAGAGACACTACCAGGTCATGAGCAATACAAAGGTAGATTAAGCATTCCATACATGACAAGAAGTGGTGTCGTTGACATTCGCTTCAGGTCATTAGATAACTCAGAACCAAAATATCTTGGACTAACAGGTGCTGAAACAACATTGTTTAATGTCAATGCTTTATTCACTGCAGATAAATACTTATGTGTATGTGAAGGAGAGATGGACACAATAACAATGGCTGCTAAGACTGACCATCCAACAATTGGTGCACCAGGTGCAGCCAGTTGGAAACAGCATTACACCAGAATCTTAGAAGACTTTGATGTAGTACTGGTGCTTGCAGATGGTGATGAAGCAGGACTAGAGTTCGGAAAACGAATACAAAGAACAAGTGCAAATGTACGAATAATACAGATGCCAGACGGAGAGGATGTAAATAGTGTCGTCAGAAAACAAGGACCAGAATATATTAACAACCATGTTAGAGATGCCTTGGGAAGTTAATAAAAGTATCTATGACCTTATGAGTGTAGATACTGATATGTACATAAAACCAGAGGTTGATTCAGAAGAAATCATTGGTATCAATATGTACAAGGCATTGAGAGATATCTACACAAAGGTTCGTGAAGATAAAGAAGAAGGACTACGATGGCTAGATGAACTGGGTAGAATGATAGTAGTAGGAACATTAGACCCAAGTAAGGCTCAAGATTTTGTTCACGAAACTATGGTAGAAGAACACATGCGAAACCTAGATGAAGAGATAGAGAAACTAGGTAAACAACTTGGATAACATAGAAGACTTTAAGTTCCAATCAGTCGCCATATATAACGAAGCATGGGAACTATTAGTTAAAAAACAATTAGACTACGGTCCAAAGAACATTGCATCCGCACCAGGAGGGGCTCTTAATGGGTTACTGGTGCGTATGCATGACAAGATGGCAAGACTTAACAACCTAATCTACGAAGTTAAAGACACGCCAAAGAATGAGTCTATCGAAGATTCATTCATAGACCTGCTAAACTATTCAGCAATTGCCCTTATGGTGCTTCGTGGCAAATGGTCAGGAGTTCCTAGTCAAGAAGACTAAAAACTGACAACAAGAAAAATAATGAAACACAACTACATAGAAGACTACGAATCACTTGTCGGTTACCTGTCCAACGAATACGCTAAACGATATCGGATGGTTGACCGACAAGACATAAGGCAAGAACTTTGGTTATGGTTTGCAACAAGACCACACAAAGTAAAAGACTGGTATGAAAACTATCAACAAAAAGACAGAGACAAATTAATAGGCAGGTCTCTTAGAAATGCTGCACTAAAGTTTTGTACAAAAGAAAAAGCCAAATCTGCAGGCTATGAAATACAAGATAACTTTTATTATGAACCCCAAATCATAGAAGAATTTTTACCTTACATTCTTACCGACTCCTACATGTTACCTGTTGGAGTTAATGATGTTAACTATAAACCAGATAGAAATGCTGTTGCTGAAAGCAACACATGGTTAGCAGTCAGAGCAGATATATCTGGTGCATTTGAAGCATTAGAAGAACGTCATCAAAATGTTTTAAGATTAAGATTCACTTCAATCAATACAACATTAGAAGACGTTGGTAATGAATTAAGTATCAGTGCTGATGCTGCACGTAAACGAGTAGACAGAGCGATACGTTCCATGATAGATGAACTCGGTGGTAAAAGACCATATTCGGAAACAGACTATGGCATCTAAAAAGAAAAAACGAGGTGAAGACTACAGAGGAATACCAACACCTGTATGCCCTAACTGTCAAAGCAATTGGTTTCGTATGACAGTTATGTTTGACGAAATAGGTTACATGCCAAGTGCTTACGCACTTGAGGATGCAGAATGTTTTAGATGTGGTGCACTAATTACACCAGCCACACCATTAGATAGGGAACCATTTCCACCATGTAAAATCTGTCAAGAAGAAGAAGGTTTAATTGACGGTTACTGTTGGGACTGCGACCCATTAGATGAAGATTTCATAGGAGAATAATGGGAACTAAAAGTAATTGGGATATTGATTTAAGATACGGACAAATAGGTGAGAAGTATGTTGAAAACCTTTTAACAAATGTTGAAACAGTTGAAGTTAAAAGAGACAAGCGTTGGATAGAAACAGGTAACATCTATATAGAAACACAATGCTGGTCTGACAAAAGAAAAATATGGTACAAGTCTGGGTTAACTACAAGTAAGGCAACACACTGGTCTTATGTTGTAGAAGATTTAGTTGTTATGGTTCCAATAGAACATCTTAAAAAAGTTGTTGAAAAGTATGGCAGGATAATAGAAATGAGAAGAGCAGAGTATTCTACTAAAGGATATCTGATTACAATAGAAGATATATTTAAACGCAAATGAGCGAGATAGATAACTATATAAAGAAGATAGAAGATGCTAAGATTGGTACAGAAGAAGATGAGTGGAGTAAAGGTTTCAATGGTGGACTTGAGTGGGCTATCAGGATATTAAAGAAAGATAAGGCTGCTTACTAAAACAAAAAAAAGGACCGTGCAGTTGGGGCTGCACGGTCCTTTTCCTATTCCTTATTCAGTTGTGTGTTTGGCTACCTTACCGCAGTGATACCACGGTTGCCAGCCACGCTCAGCATATAACATAACAGCACGTCTGTGCTGCTCTGCTCTGCTTGCTATGGCAGGGTCTCCTGTCCCACCAACTGATTTCCAGGTAGGTAAATCAAATTGGTAAAGACCCCTATACTTTCCTGTTCTTGATACTGCATTGGTTCTATTACTTGACTCGCACATCCTCAACGCTGACCATTGTTCAGGCGTTGGAGTTGGATGTTTCATAGCCAAAGCAAATATTGCCTCAACAATCATTCATCTCCAGTGATAGTAGGGTTACTTATCATCCTCACTGTTCAATGTGACCTTAAACAAAGTCCACATAGCCAGGGCACCCAAGCAACATATACCAACTACGTTCCTTGTGTCTCCTGGAGGGAGGACAATCCATGCTATCAAAAGACCTGTCAACGTGAAGGCTTCCCCAGCCCACGCATCAAGATGTTTCAAGATAAATTTGGCGATTCTCATTACTTTATTCTCCTAGGGGCTGCTAATTGTGTTACGATTACAGCACCAAGCACAACCTGTTGAGCCTGCTCTCGCTCTTCAGGTGTAAACTCGGTACCAAGATTGGTTGCAAATTCTGCAGCAGCAGTAATTTGTTCACCTACAAATTCGGTGGCAGCAAGTACTTGCTCACCACCAGGAATGGATTCAAATGCAGCAGTTATGGTTTCAGATATTTCTTGGAATGTTTCTTGCAAGTTCTCTAATGAAAGTTCTGGAAGAAATTCAATCAGAGATAGGATTTCGTCTATGGAAAAGGGACTTAAAGTTTCTTCAGGCAAGTCTTCCAAAGAAGGCAAGTCGTTCTCTAAAGAAGAAGGGAAATCGTTAAATGACTCATCAACAACTTCTTCTAAAGTATCTTGAACATCTGGAACTGGAAGTTCAGTCGGCTGTAAAAACTCTTCAGAAGGTACAGGGTCTGGCTCGTCTGGCTCTTGAGTTGGACCAGTTGGAACCTCTGGATTTTCTGTTGGCATCTGAGTATCAGTCGGTGACGGAGAAGGAGAAGAAGGCTCAGGTGTTGGCTCAGGAGTTGGCGAAGATGAAGTCTGAGTTGGGGTTGGACTAGGTGTCAGAGTTTCAGTTGGCGAAGGGCTTGGCTCTGGTGTCGGTTCTATCAATGTCGGTGATGGGCTTGGTGTGGTTACTACTAAATTGGTAGACAACAGATAAGAACCATTAGGGTATGAATTACAGCACACTAAAGCATAACTTGTGGCACGAATAACATACTCACCTGCTGAAACTATTTGATGAATCTTAGATGCTAGCACATTGCTAGCACTATGATTACTATCATCATCAGCAAACAAAACATTTAAAGAAGAGTCAAGAAAGTATATCCAAGAGTCAATGAACCCAGGATTAGTTTGAGGTGTACCTGTTGTTGTTTCAATATGAACCAGTGACTCCTCTGGAACAGTTACTGGAACATCCACATAAGGTGTAGTAGAATCAAGATTAATGGTTACATCATCTGAATATGAGGGTGTCGCTACCAGCGTGGTTAGCACAAAGATTGATATTGTAGATAGAAATCTTATAATCAATTAGAATCCATTAGGGAGATAGAAGTGACAACGATTATAGGTTTACAAAAACCTGACCAATGTTTATTGGTAGCAGATTCAAGAATAACTGATGATGGTG